AACGCCGACACCATGGAAATCTACGCCGAGCTGGTCCCCTTCGATGCGGGGCTTGCCCAGCGAATGTCCGACCGGGCCGCCAAGGTCATTCAGGCCACCGAAGCAGGCGAGCTGCTGCCGCGCAGCTTTGCCGAATCCACCCACTTTGAATGCAAGTTCTGCGCATGGGCGCAGCGTTGCTGGAAATGAATTTCATGAAAACAAGCATCCACCCACCACACAAGCAAATGGCCGAGGAGCCATTCATCACCCTGCAGGAAGGGGCCTACTTGGCACAAATCCCACAGTACTGGTTGACCGATGTGCAGCTGCGCATTGAACGGCATATTCCGCATCACCGGATTAATGGTCGCGTCCGATTCAAGCTTTCAGAACTTGTGCGTTGGAAAGCGCAACGCAAGGAGGCCCACGGTGAGTGACTATCGCATCAGGATCACGGTGCGCAACGCACGTTTGCTACGCGCCATCGAAGCCGCCGGCCATCAGCCGGGCAATCACTTTGCCATGGCGGCAGGCATCAGCTACGGGGGGCATTTGCTGCCGTACCTCAATTTGACACGGTCGCCCCTCAATCGCGAGGGCTTGCTGCGCGAATGTGCGTGGGCCTTGTGCGATTTCTTGGGTGCGTCCCCGTCTGACCTCTGGTCGGATGAACAGCTACAGCCCCTGCAAAAAAACCATGCCGATGTTGATCTGGACTTTGGACAGGTGGGCGCGCTCATGCATTCCCACGGGCATCTCGTTGACCCGGTTCAGGTGGCCAGCAGAGACCAGGCCAAGCGCTTGTTGCTCAACAGTCTGGATGCGTTGACACCCAAAGAATCTAAGATTGTGTATGCGCGCTATTTCGAAGACTGGACGCTCGAGGAGTTGTCCGATCACTTCAATCTGAGTCGGGAGCGGATTCGTCAGGTTGAGATGAAAGCGCTGCGCAAGTTGCGCACCGCGCATCGCAGTTCACCGGCGTTGGAGGGGATGGCAGACGTCATTGGAGGGGTGGTCAATGCTTGATTTCAACGATACCCCCGCAGTACTGCCACCCGAATCCGGCGTGACACGCGAGTCGATTCGCGCTGATCTGGTCGCACGGCTGGAGTCCATCCTGGCCACGCTGTTCCCGGCCGGCAAAAAGCGCAAGGGCAAATTCCTCATCGGCGACGTGCTGGGCAGCCCTGGCGACAGTCTCGAAGTGGTCCTCGATGGTGAGAAAGCTGGTCTGTGGACCGACCGTGCCACCGGCGACGGTGGCGACATCTTTGATCTGATTGCGGTCAATCTGGGCGCCGATGCACACACGGATTTCCCGCGCGTCATGCAGCATGCTGCTGACCTGCTTGGCCAGGCACAACAGCTGCCACTGAGATCCGCAGGCAAGTCCAAGAAGGAAGTCCCTGTTGATGACTTGGGCCCGGCCACAGCCAAGTGGGACTATCTCGATGCAGCGGGTCAACTGATCGCCATCGTCTACCGCTACGACCCGCCTGGAGGCAAGAAGGAGTTTCGGCCCTGGGACGTCAAGCGGCGCAAGTTGGCACCACCCGATCCCAGACCACTGTACAACCAGCCGGGGATGAAGGATGCGGCCCAAGTGGTGCTGGTGGAAGGCGAAAAATGTGCACAGGCGCTGATCAGCGCCGGTGTCACCGCCACCACCGCCATGCACGGTGCCAACGCACCCGTCGACAAAACCGACTGGTCGCCACTGTCCGGCAAGGCCGTGCTGATTTGGCCTGACCGCGATAAGCCGGGCTGGGAGTACGCGGCCAATGCTGCGCAGGCGGTGCTGGACGCAGGCGCCAGGTCTTGCCACATCCTGTATCCACCCCAGGACGCCGCCGAGGGTTGGGATGCGGCGGACGCCGTTGCCGAAGGCTTTGATGTCGCGTCATTCCTCGTGCATGGCCCACGCATGCAGATCCACGCCGTGGCAGAAGATGCCGAACCGGTGGTCAGCAGCGACGAGTCAGTGTGGGGCACGGAGGATGCGCTGGCGCTGGCCTTCACCCGCCGCTACCACCGCGACTGGCGCTATGTGGCCGCATGGGGCCGATGGTTGGTGTGGGACGGACAGCGCTGGCGCAATGAGGACACGCTCGCCGCCACCGATCTGATCCGCAGCGTGTGCCGCCAGACCGCCCTGCGTGCGGACGACCGCAAGGTTGCAGCCAAGTTGGCCAGTTGTGGCACCGTGGGTGGTGTGGAGCGACTGGCACGTGCGGATCGTCGCCATGCCGCCACCACGGATGAATGGGACGCCGACCCCTGGTTGCTCAACACCCCTGGTGGCGTGGTCGATCTCAAGACGGGTCGCACGCGCGCCAACGACCGAGCCGACCGCATGACCAAAATCACCACGGCCACGCCGCGCGGTGAGTGCCCACAGTGGCGCTCGTTCCTGCATGACGTGACCGGCGGTGACCAAAACCTGCAGGATTATTTGCAGCGCATGGTGGGCTATGCCCTGACCGGCTCCACCCGCGAGCATGCCTTGTTCTTTCTGTACGGAACCGGTGCCAACGGCAAGTCGGTTTTTGTAAACACGCTGGCCGACATCCTGGGGGACTACGCCACCAACGCGCCCATGGACACGTTTATGGAGACGCGCACCGACCGGCACCCGACCGATATGGCAGGCCTGCGCGGCGCGCGCTTTGTGGCGGCGATCGAGACTGAGCAGGGCCGGCGCTGGGCCGAGTCCAAGGTCAAAAACCTGACCGGGGGCGACAAGATCGCGGCGCGCTTCATGCGCCAGGACTTCTTCGAGTTCTTCCCGCAGTTCAAGTTGTTTGTGGCGGGCAACCACAAACCAGCGATTCGCAACATCGACGAGGCCATGAAGCGGCGGCTGCACCTGATCCCGTTCACGATCACCGTGCCGCCTGAAAAACGCGACAAGCACCTGCAACAAAAGCTGCTGGCTGAGCGTGACGGCATCCTGGCCTGGGCGCTTGAGGGCTGTCTCGCCTGGCAACGCCTGGGCCGGCTGGATCCGCCGCAGCAAGTGCTGGACGCCACGGACGAGTACTTCGAAGGCGAAGATGCCCTGGGTCGCTGGATCGAGGAGCGTTGTGTCCGCCAACCCAACGCCAAGTCATTGACGGCTGAGCTCTTCACGGATTGGAAGCAATGGGCAGAAGCCGCAGGCGAATTCGTGGGATCGCAAAAACGCTTTGCCGACCTGCTGCTCACCCGTGGGCTTGAGAAGTGGCGCAACGGTGTTGGCCTGCGCGGCTTTCGTGGCATTGGGCTGAAGGCTCCACCCACCCCTGCCTATACCCCGTACGCGGACAACTGACCGCCATGACAACACCCCATCTGACAGGTTGGACAGGTCATGTCGAAACCCCCTTATACCGCGCGTCACGCGCCCGCGTGGGGAGTTACGACGTGGCTCGTCATATCTGTCAGACCGAACCCAAAACAAGGACTGACAACATGAACACAACGACCATTCTCGCCCTCGATCTGGGCACCACAACCGGCTGGGCATTGGCCTGCCGCGACGGCAGCATCTCCAGTGGCAGCCAATCATTCAAACCCCAACGCTTCGAAGGCGGCGGCATGCGCTTTCTGCGGTTCAAGCGTTGGCTCACCGACATCAAGCAGTGCAACGATGGCATCGATCGGGTGGTGTTCGAAGAAGTCCGCCGCCACGTCGGCGTGGATGCCGCGCATGCGTATGGCGGCTTCATGGGCCAGCTGACCGCCTGGTGCGAGCACCACCAGATCCCGTATCAGGGCATCCCAGTCGGCACGATCAAGAAGCACGCGACCGGTAAGGGCAACGCCAGCAAGGACGAGATGGTGGCATCCATCCGTGCCCGTGGCCACGCCCCGGTTGATGACAACGAGGCAGACGCCATCGCGTTGCTGTACCTGGCCCGTGACATGGCTGTGGAGGGGGTGTGACATGAAAGTGCCCCAATACCGCTACCGCTGCCCGCTGGGCAATCTGCAGCCCACCACGCCGGATCTGGACGCCGTCAAACGCGAGGGTTGGCGCAACGACCACATCCTGGTGGTCTCGGAAGAAGACGAACGCCTGGACTGGATCGAAAAGCAGTTCGTGCGCCGTCTGGGCGACCGTCTGTACGGGGATGGAGGCAAGCACCATGGCTGAGACCAAAACCGAATGGACGGTCGATGATGTGGCCGCCCGCTTTGCCGACGCTGCCGAAACCGCGCATAAGCTGCCCCGGGTCAGACCGGGTGGCTACTTCAACCCATGGATGACGTTGGCCATGCAGGTGCCCGAGCGCTACCCAGATCCAGAGCGGTTGTATCGGCCTATGCCGCCCAGCCCTCAAGCCGTGGAGCGGATGCTCGAGACCATGCGCTGGGTGCAGTGGCTTGAAGTGGAGCAGCGGCACCTGGTCTGGATGCGCGCCAACCGCTACGAGTGGCAGCAGATCGGTAGGCGCTTCGCCTGTGACCGAAACACGGCTGCTCGGCGGTGGAACAAAGCGATCGAAAAGGTGGCGGCGGAACTGAATGCTTGTCTGCCATCGTGAGAAATGGGGCTTGCATACCGTTGTCTTTGTATCTACAATGTAGAAACATCTAAAGGGGATTCGCCATGGAAGCCGTCATCCGCAAATGGGGTAACAGTCCCGCTCTTCGCTTGCCAACCAACGTTTTGAGGGAGGCGGGTTATCAACTCGAGCAGAAGGTTGACCTGATTGTTTCACGCGGCCGCATCGTCATCCAGCCGTCTGAAAAGGTGGAATACGACCTTGATGCGCTCATCAGTGGTATCAACTTGTCTAATGTCCATGACGAAGTGAGCTTCGGCTCGCCGGTCGGGAACGAGGCTCTTTGATGCCGCGCGCTTATGTTCCTGACACAGGCGAGGTGGTTTGGCTTGAATTTGATCCTCAGGCGGGGCATGAACAGGCAGGCCATCGGCCTGCATTGGTCATCAGTCCTGCAAGCTACAACGGCAAAACTGGATTGATGGTGTGCTGCCCGATGTCGACCAAGATCAAAGGGCACCCATTTGAAGTCGTCACCCAGGTCGATGGAGTGGATTGCGCGGTGCTTTCGGATCAAGTGAAATCGCTCGACTGGAAAGTCCGGCGCGCAAAAAAGAAGGCTGTCGTTTCCGAGGATGTCCTCGTGCATGTCAGGGCCAAGATGAAGGCTTTGCTGCAAATCTCGTGATGGCTGACCGCCCGCGCGGTCAAGTTGATCTGCGGTACTATAGTCCCACGTCTCACCTCTTGACCGTCTGGTTTGGCCAGATGCTCTTGGGACGACAGGCCGCCTCCGGGCGGCTTTGTCATGTATGGGGGGAGTTGAGGCAAGTTAGGTGAAGTTGCTAAGCACTGATAACAAGTGCTGGCCAATGGGGACGATTGCCAAAACTGCCTGTGCAGCACGAAGGCCCATTTGGGGGTACAGTTTCAGCTATGGTCAGGACAGCGGTGTGAGCAACGAGCAGATCGTTTGATCGCCAACTGTCATGACGACAGATGCGGATCGCTGCGTACAGCTGATGGCTGATGCGTAGAGGGCTATTGAGGAGCCCTGCGGAAAGTTGATGGGTCCTTCCTGCCCATGAGGGTATGCGGGGGGCAACAGCGCGAGATTTCGATAGCGTCTGCCCCTGAAATGAGGTTACCACCCGGCCAGGTTACCGGCCTGTGGTTACCACCGCCTCTGACAGTTACCACCCCTTCAAAATTTCCCACCCGCCCGGCGGCAACGCTCGGCGGGTTTTTCAATTCCATGACGCCAAACCTGCAGATCGAATACCGCCCGATCGATGCGCTGCTGCCGTATGCGAGAAATCCGCGCACGCATTCGCCAGCCCAGATTGCCAAGATCGCTGCCAGCATCGTGGAGTTTGGCTGGACGCAACCCATCCTGGTCGATGGCGAGAGCGGCGTCATCGCCGGCCATGGTCGTCTGGCGGCTGCGCGCAAACTGGAACTGTCGAACGTCCCGGTCATTGAACTGGGGCACTTGACCCCTGCGCAAAAGCGCGCCTACGTGATCGCCGACAACCGCCTGGCGCTGGACGCTGGTTGGGATGACGAACTGCTGGCGCTCGAATTGGCGGAGCTGTCCGAGGCGGGATACGACCTGCAGTTCACTGGTTTTGACGATGACGAGCTGGCCCAGATGCTGGCCGACATCGGAGAGACAGATGGTTCGGATACCGACGAAGAACCGGCTAACGATGAGGACGACGATGTTCCTGAATCGCCCAAGCAGCCGATTACTCGAGCGGGCGATGTTTGGCAACTGGGCTCGCACCGCCTGATCTGCGGCGACGCCAGCGATCCATCGGTGATCGCCACCCTGATGCAGGGCGAGCAGGCCAGCCTGTGTTTCACCTCGCCGCCCTACGGCAACCAGCGCGACTACACCCCGTTGGTGGTCGCCACCCTGATGCAGGGCGAGCAGGCCAGCCTGTGTTTCACCTCGCCGCCCTACGGCAACCAGCGCGACTACACCTCCGGCGGCATCGCCAACTGGGATGGCCTGATGCGCGGCGTGTTCGCGCAAGTGCCCATGGCCGCCGATGGCCAGGTGCTGGTCAACCTCGGCCTGATCCACCGCGACAACGAGTTCATCCCGTATTGGGACGCATGGCTCGACTGGATGCGCAGCCAAGGCTGGCGGCGCTTCGCCTGGTACGTCTGGGACCAGGGTCCGGGAATGCCCGGCGACTGGCAGGGGCGCCTGGCGCCGAGCTTCGAATTCATCTTCCACTTCAACCGGCAGACGCGCAAACCCAACAAGACGGTGCCATGCAAGTTCGCTGGCCAGGAGACCCACCTGCGCGCCGACGGATCCTCGACCGCCATGCGCGGCAAGGATGGCCAAGTCAACGGTTGGACCGCTGCGGGTCAGCCGACGCAGGACCACCGCATCCCCGACTCGGTCATCCGAGTCATGCGCCACAAGGGAAAGATCGGCAAGGACATTGATCACCCGGCTGTGTTCCCGGTCACGCTGCCGGTCGAGGTCATCGAGGCCTATACCGACGAGGCTGAGATCGTGTTCGAACCCTTTGGCGGCAGCGGCACCACGCTGCTGGCTGCCCAACGCACCGGTCGGATTGGCCGTGCCGTTGAGATCGCGCCCGAGTACGTCGACGTGGCGCTGATCCGTTTCCAACAGAACTTCCCTGGTGTGTCAGTCACTCTGGCCGCCACAGGCGAGACCTTTGAGTCCATCGCCCACCAGCGACAAAGCGAACCTACCCATGTCTGAACCCTGGCTCTCCACCCACATCGAACGCTGGCCGACGGCCAAGCTCGTGCCCTATGCAAGAAATGCCCGCACTCACTCCGAAGAGCAAGTGGCGCAGATTGCAGCGTCCATCGTCGAGTTCGGATTCACCAATCCGATCCTGGCGGGGTCCGATGGTGTGATCGTCGCCGGTCACGGACGGCTGGCCGCCGCGCAAAAGCTGGGCCTGGACACCGTGCCGGTGGTCGTGCTCGATCACTTGACGCCCACCCAGCGTCGCGCGCTCATCATTGCGGACAATCGCATTGCCGAAAACGCCGGTTGGGACGACGCCATGCTCCGCATCGAACTGCAGTCCTTGCAGGAAGACGGCTTCAACCTGGACATCACCGGTTTCGATGCCGATGCCCTGGCCGAGATCATGGCGGGCGAAGAGACCACGGTCGATGGCCAGACGGATGACGATGCGGTGCCCGAAGTGTCGGCCACTCCCATCTCCCGCCCGGGTGATGTTTGGGAGCTGGGCAATCACCGGCTGGTGTGCGGCGATGCCACGGACCCCAAGAGCTACGAGCTGCTGATGGCCGATGCCAAGGCAGACATGATCGTGACAGATCCACCCTATAACGTGGACTATGCCAACAGCGCCAAGGACAAGATGCGCGGCAAGGACCGCCCGATCCTGAACGACAACCTGGGCGATGGTTTCTATGATTTCCTGCTGGCGGCGATGACGCCGATGCTGTCGCGCTGTAGCGGAGCCGTCTATGTGGCCATGTCATCCAGCGAACTCGATACGCTGCAGTCTGCATTTCGGGCTGCCGGTGGCAAATGGTCCACCTTCATCATCTGGGCCAAGAACACCTTCACGCTTGGTCGCGCTGACTACCAGCGCCAGTACGAGCCCATCCTCTACGGTTGGCCCGAAGGAGAGAACCGTCACTGGTGCGGTGACCGCGACCAGGGCGACGTGTGGAATATCAAGAAGCCCCAAAAGAACGACCTGCACCCGACCATGAAGCCGGTGGAGTTGGTCGAGCGCGCGATCCGCAATTCCAGCCGGCCAGGCGACATCGTGCTCGACCCGTTCGGTGGCTCAGGCACCACCCTGATCGCCGCTGAAAAAACCGGCCGCATCGGCTGGCTGATCGAACTCGACCCCAAGTACGTCGATGTGATCGTGCGCCGCTGGCAGGACTGGAGTGGTCACGAAGCCTACAGGGAATCGGACGCGGTCAAGTTCAATGATCTGGCGGCAGTGGCTGGCGCAGAGATCAAAGTAAACACAGAAGAGGCCGACGCATGAAGCAGTCGCGCCTGATGTCCCTGGTGGAGTCGCTGGCGAATGTCTTGGTGGGATATGGCGTAGCGGTGCTCACGCAAGTGGTGGTGTTCCCGCTGTTCGGTCTGGCGGTCACAGTCACAGAAAACCTGCTGATTGGCTTGATCATTACATCTGTGTCGATCGTGCGCAGCTACGCGCTGCGCCGGGGCTTTGAGGCACTGCGGGTGCGTCAGTCGGCCAGGGATTCTTCGATGATCTCGCAGTGAATCACAAAGCCCGTCAGGTAGGGCAGGCCCTTGGGAATCCCGTGCTGCTTGCTGGTCTGGCGACCGATGGTCCAGCCCATCCAGCGTTGGGTGGCGGTGTGGATCGCATCAGGCAGGTTCAATCCGGCATGCAGGCCGTTGAGCACATCGTCGGCAAAGTGACGGCCGTGGCGGCTGTCCAGGAAGGTGCGGACTGATTCGAGAGGCTGGTAGGTGGCGTCCGAGATCGACGTCATCGCGATCGGCCAGGCGGGTTCGGCTTGATCATTCATCGTGCCCCAAAAGCCCCAGGCTTCGTTCTGGGTGGCAGGGATGTGTGTGGTGGTCATCGTCGGTTCCGTGTCTGTGTCTGTTTCTGTGTGGGCGATGACTCCATTGACGCGCTGTAATGCACAAAAGCCAAGGCTTTCTCGATCAATTTTCGAGAGCGTGATCATTTTGCGACGCTGGCCAGTTCAGCCTGTGCATTGGCGATCAGGTCCAGGCGCAGGTTGGGCGTGATGTTGCAGGCCAGTGCGTTGAGCGCCCAGTTCATGACCTGCGATTTGTCCTGCGGCGTCTCGGCCGTGTCGAGCCGCTCGATGTAATGGTCCAACTCGCGCAGACTGCGCTCCAGGGTGGATCGGGCGGTGAGCAAGGCATCTTTGGCCTTTTGCTCGGTCATCTGGCGCATCAGGGTCTCGAGGTCGAGGGTCATGGTGTGGCTTCCGTTCAATCGTTTGGCGATGACCCCATTGACGCGCTGTCCCGATGCAAAGCCAAGGCTTTGATTGCAGAAGATGGACAGCGTGGCGTCACAGCCACTAGCCCAGGCGGGCCACGTAGCG